AGGTATCGCAACAAGAGTGTCGGGCTTGCGCCGTTCAGCGAATTGCGATTTCGCCTGTTCTTTCCAGTTCATAAGTCCTCGCTATATTAGGCAGTGGCTTCCGTCAAAGCGCCGTTGCCAATGAAGTTGAAAGTCACCTCGGTGATCGCGCCCGTCTGAACGGTGCGAGTGATCTCGGTGATCAGAGCATTTCCGCTGTATCGAACCGCACCAGAGGCAACGCCCTCGGGAGCAAGAACGAGAGAGACGTTTGCGCCCGGATCAAGGGCTTGCTGCCCGCTCGTATCGGTCTCGTCCCAGAACGCCGTCAGCGATCCGTTCCACGAAGTGATCGCAATCGTGTTGTAGGTCTTAGCGGTATCAGCGAGGGTTGTATCCTCGGCATATTCCGCCGTTGAGGTGAACGAAAAACTACGCACCTCGGCGATTACGTTCGCACCGACGCGAACCGAGCCTTCAGTACCGTGATGATTTGCCATTGTTGAGTCTCCTTAAGAAATGATCGTTCCTGCGTCAGTCTCGGCAGTCCGATATGACACTCGGAACTGCATACGTGCCGACCCGATGGGAGCATCTCCCGTCGAGTCAAGCGTTATCTGCGTGTCGGTTAACACGCAATCCTTTACCACGCCACCGAGGGTGTTATCTGCTCCGATAGCGTTCTCGACCGATTCGCACAGCCTGTCGAGTCGGTCATCTAAATAGTCAGCATCTCGCGCTAGACATTCCACGATAAGATTCAATTCGCGTTCAAACTTTCGAGGATAGGTCAGCGTCGTTTGCGGGATCGTCTCGGTGTTGGTATAGACCAATGCAATCGAGACAGTTCCGGCAGGGATCGGGTACACGCGAGACTTGGAAATCGTATCGGCAACGGCAGCATTGGTTAGCACCGTCACCACTGTGTCGCGCACTTGCTTGCGAGCGTGAGCCATTAGTTATTCACCTCAAGCAAAATGAATCCGCCCGTTTCGAGCAGCATATTGAAACCGTCCTGCAAGAGCAGATTGTTGACGGTGGCAATCTCTAGGTTCGTGGCGATTTCTAGTTGCAGCACGGTCATACCCGTACCGTCAGAGCGGAAGTTTCGCACCGTATACGCCTCGTTATCGAAGAACAGAACGTCACCGATAACAGGTTTGCAGGGAAGCGTAGAGGTCGGCAGCGTAAAGATCGGAGCCGCACTAGCGAACTCGACCTCGGCAATGTTCACGCCCTGATACGGTTCGTCGAATATGCCTGTGACCTGAAACTGCTTCCCCTTGTTCTTGTATCTGACAGTTCTACCGAACTGGGTCGATCCGAGAGCAAGAATGTTCTTGAGGGCGTTATCCATTACGGCGCATCCAGAGCAGTTGTCGCCTCAAGCATCAGGATAGTCACGCCTGTGCCGTCTGCCTTGAAGTTGGTGATGACGTAGACAACGCAATCGACGATAGCCTTGTCGCCCACTTGTGGCTGTATCGGCAGAGCAGAGGTCGGGAGGGTAATCATTGGCTGACTGCTCGCAAACTCCGCCTCGGCTATGTCTATGCCCTGATAGGCATCGTCGAAAATGCCTTTCAGATTGAACCGAGTTTTGCCGCGAACGTAGACGAACACCTCGGCGGCATCGCTAAAGAGGGTCGCCAAGTCCCAACCAGAGCCGACCGTGGTTTGCGAGACCATCGAGAGGCGATCAAATGCCGTCTCAAACGCCATACGTCACCCCCCACATCTCGCTAGTTGAGGTCGCGCCTAGACGCTTGACCTTGCCGCTAAAGGTTCTGCAAAAGAGTTCGTCCCATGCGGAATACGGTCGAGCCGATGGGTGCAGGTTTACCCCGTCCCAATAGGTCGGATAGTCAGCGGCAGCGATAATTAGCGTTCCTTTGCAGACTCGCTCTAGTTCCAAGAGTCCCGGCACAATGTCCGGCTCCAGAACATGCTCGATGACGTCGATGCAGGTAATTACATCGAACGCCTTATCCTCAAAGGGCAGATCGGTAATGACGGCTTGCTCTACGCCAAACCCGCAGAGTTCCGGCACAGCCTCCGTGCCTCTGACGGGCTTAAATCCCATATCAGCGGCGGCTTGCATCAACTCACCCCTGCCGCAAGACACATCGAGAAATGACCCAGAAAGCCCTCTCAATGCGTTTAAAACGGGGTCACGCCTATCGTCGCTCATCCCGTAATGGGAGTAACGAGAATAGACCGAGCGGTATTTCTCAATCTCCTTTGCGCGGTCGTCCACGTTTCGGTGTCTCGGGTTGGCTAAAGAAAGCAGGGCGATGGTATTCGGTAGCCATGCCGCGACCGATAAGCCACCGAGCGAATGTCGGGTCTACTTCAACCACGCGACCCGCTTCGAGGGTCTGCCCGTTGTAAAGACGGGAGCGAATCATCTCGACTTTCATAAGCCTTTGAATACCTGTGTTAGACAACCAGAAGCCACTTTGACCCGTTCGGGTTCTTTCATGTAATCCCGAACCTTGACCCACGCTTGGATGTTAGAGATTCCATCCTCCACGCGAAGGTCACCTAATTTGCTATGCCAATATCGGCGGTTACTCATGTAGTTATCGCAGCCGCAAATATAGATATTCTCAAAGCCTAGATACTCTGCGATCCACACTGCTGTGCCGCCAGAGAATCCAAAGTCAGGGCAGATGCCTGACCATATATCGCACTCGTTCTTGTGATGCGAAATAACCGGAGCGTGATCTTTAAGGATCGGCCACAGTTCTTTGTCCTGATAAACGATATACGAGAGAGAGAGCAGGAGGGCGTGCTGATTGACACCAATCAACATACCCTCCTGCCTCGCTAACAAAGGCCGCACCGCCTTGATGTCATCGACCAAAGAAGGACCGCCACCGAGGACAGCACAAGACTGCCCTCGATGACGATCCCGATATGCGGCTAGATCAATCACATCAGGCCGTGACGATCTCGTTGCACTCGGCAAACGACTCGGGATGACGAACCGCAAAGTCGCAGTCGTGGAAGGCCACGATACGAACCGTGCCAGCGTTCGAGCCCGTGTACGGATCGGCCATCAGGTCGATACCTGACCACTGACCGATGAGCAACTCGCTCCACACGCCGAAGATCATCGCCGACAGATTGCTGCCCGAACCCTTCGACAGGTTCGCCGGCATCTGCTGCGAGACCACCAACGGGTAGCCGTACAGCAGATTCACATCCGGTCCGAGGATGAAGTTACCTTCCACGCCCGAAGTCTGCTTCGAGGTGTTGGACAACTTCGCCTTAACCTGACCATTCGTGAGGAACGCAGCAGCGCCGTTGAGGGCGTTGTCGATGTCCACTTCGCGAACGAGGTTCGTCACCATCGCCCACGTCGGCGCACCGCCGTTCGTGCCGAGCGTGACCGAACCGATACCGGAGGTGTTCAGCACGCCGGTCGGCTTGTTGGAGCCCGAACCCGCGATAGCAGCACCGTCCATAGCAACGGCAATCGAGGCGGCCAAGTCATTGCGGACGAGGTTCTCGATGTCGAGCGAGGACTGGAGCATCAAGCGACGGCTGATGTCGACATACGCGCCAAGGGTTTTCGGGGTCATCGTGACCTGATCGAAAGCCGGAGCGTTGGTCGATTCCGTCGGGGCGACGTTCTCCGCGACCCAGTAGGCCGAAGAAGCAGCCGTCTTGCGCGGGATCGCCACGTTGCCCTGCAAGCCAGTGAGGAACTGCGCGCCGAGGGTGTTGAGCACCATCTTGTTACGCAGCACATCAATGAACGAAGCAGCCAACAGGTCGGTAGCAACGAGGTTGCCGCCCTTCGCAGTGCCCGAAGCGGTCGAGGTCGTGATGTCGCGCTTGTAAAGCACATCAACCGGAACCATCAAACCACGCGAGGTGCGACCCTCTTTCTTCGCAGCGGCTTCGGAAGCGGCGAACTCGAAAGCAGCCTCATCCTGTGCGCGGCGATCTTGCGGGTTCGCAAGGGCACGCATTGCCTTCACGAACGAGAACGAGCGGATTTCCTTCTCCGTCAAGCCGATCTCGTGATCGACGTTCAGCGGCTTGGAGGAAACCTTGTCGAGCAACGCGCCACGGAACTGCTCAATGCTCGCACCGTCACGGATAGCCGACTCGCCAAACTCGCGCTGATTGTGACGCGAGGCCAATTCCAAAATAGCAGAAACGCGCTCGCGCTCCGCCTTCACACTTACATCGTCTGACATTTTTGGTGTCTCCTTAACAATAATTTTGGGTTCCGCTACCTCAAGCGCACGACCTACGCCGACGCTTGTATCTGCGGGGATACTAACAATGCTGATCTCAAGCGGCATCCAACGAGTTGCGCGGAAAATCTCCCGATCTCCTTGCTTCCCGTCTGACACCATCTCGTTGATGACATAGCCGACGGATACGTTCGAGCGTATGCCATCTTTTACGTCCTGCCAGATTTCCTCGGCTCGTTTGCTTTTCCCAAAGCGAACGACGGCGCGTGCTACGCGATCCGATCCGAGGCTGATCTGCTCCACTACTCCGACCTGATCGGCCATTTCGTGATCTACCAACAGCGGCGCACGACCGCTGCCAATAAATTCCATGTCGATTGATCCGGGCGAGTGATCGAGAATCTCGACGCCCCAACCGCGATCAACGCTCATCTCACTAGAGAAGGCCAACGTCGCACGACGCTGATCTTCCATAATCGTTTGACGCTCAAAGACTGCCGAACGGAATACGCGCTCGGTCGGACCTTTGCGAGCGAGGTTATAGCCTTCTTCCCACGGCTCTTTGCCAGTCGGGTCTAGAGGGCGTTCGCCTTCTGCAAAGACTTCCTCGCCTTCGTCGTCGTTTTCTTCCGCAAGTTCTTCGAATTCCTCGATGACCTCATCGGCTTCTTCGGATTCGTCCATGTCGAACTCGGACTTGGCAAAAGTCACCGTAACGGTGGCCTCGTCCTCAACGACGGCAACGATGTGTCGTTCTTCTACCTTGTCCATAGTTCGTCCCTCACTTTCGCGATCCAATTCTTCGCTCTTTCGATTAGCCCAGGATTTTCCGGGATCACCGCCCCAGAGTGCCCACGCGATGCGTCCCGCACTCGGATAGCCTTCTTCGCCGGGCGAGAAACCTTGGGCTTCTTTATCAACTTCATGTCGTGCAAAGTAACTCACCATCCTTTGGACTGTTTCGGGCGAGAGATTCACCCGATTCTTTAGGTCTCGCGCCCGAGCAACACCAACCTCTGTGCCGCCGCGCCCGAATTCCTCTCGCCAAGCAAGTCCGCGCTCGGCTTCCTCTGCCATCGCTTCTGTCGGCTTTAGATCGACTGCCATTATTCGAGCCTCAAGAACGATTCTGCGCTCGTTGTCAATGTCAATGCAACTACACGAACCGTGCCGTCGCTGCCTTTGACTTTGATCGTTAGCGTGCTGTTATCGGTCAATTCAAAAACCATATCGCCATTGTCAGCAGGAGTCGCACTAGCGGCAGGTTGATAACTCACTGCGCCGATGTCGCCTCCGGTAATCGCAACAGCATTGGCGTTTTGCGTAGACATTGTGCCCAAGCCAGAAACCGCCGTGTTAGCGATAGCGATATTAGTATTCGATGCGGCAGTCAGTCGCCCTTGCGCGTCCACCGTGAAGGTAGCCACGGCACTTGCCGAGCCATACGAACCTGCCGAGACAGCCGTGTTAGCAAGGTCGATCGTTCCCGATGAGGTGATCGTGCCGCCGCTTAATCCGGTTCCGGCTGTAATGCTCGTAACCGTACCGACGCCACCTGCCGCAATCCACTCCACATCTGTGCCGCCGACATTGACAGCGAGAACCTTTCCGGCGTTACTTGAATACGACGGGAGCAGATTAGTTCGTGCGCCCGATGCGCTACTCGCTCCCGTACCGCCATCAGCAACGGCAAGGTCGGTGATGCCTGTAACACTACCGCCCGAGATCGAGACGTTGTTCGCGTTCTGGGTAGACATCGTGCCAAGGCCGCTGACAGCGGTATTGGCAATAGCGATGTTGGTATTGCTCGCAGCCGTTAAACGTCCTTGCGCGTCTACCGTGAAGGTCGGAACCTGCGAGGCAGAGCCATACGAGGCCGCCGTCACAGCCGTATTAGCGAGCGAGATCGTTCGGTTAGTCGA